AATTGTGGTGTGATGTCATGTGTTGAGTAACATGATTCCGGGAGCTAACCCCCCTACTCCGTCCGTGGCTACGCATGCTAGAGGAACCACCCTCAGCCCGTACCACCGCACGATCGGAAGAACCAGTTAAATAATTAACCTCGGCATCACTATCTCTCTCTTTACTCAAAAGGTAATCAACCTTAGGGTCGTTAAGGCGCCTAATAACATCAGTCTTAAAAGAAGACTGGGTTCTACAAAATGGTCCGGATGACCATGTGAGAGACCACTGGCAAGATATAGAGCAAACCCGACTTTTGCCATTGAAGGCAGAGCCGAGCATAGTAAGTTCAACCTGAATGGGAAAATCACCCATGGGAAGACAGAAAGGTAATTGAGATCCAGTGACCTTGAGTCCAATGCCCAAGTTAAACTCGGGGGACCTGTACAGATACCGAGAGATATCTAAATCACGTGAATCACGAATACCCAACCTAGCTCTGGTGCCAGTATGTTCAGAAATATGTGGCGTAACGACTATGTTCACATCATGTGGTACATAGAAACCATGCCGGGGGAGACGTGCTTTGAGTAATATACCAGCAGGGACAAGGTCTAGCACAGTCTTCCTCCTTACTTCCAAAGTGTTACGAACAGAATACTCAGACGTAGAACGTTCTGGTATCCAACCCTCCACTATTTCACCGTCAATAGATACAATTTCCATAATAAAGATAGAAAATGGTCAATTTTCAGTGCCGCCAACGTGGTCAGCTAGGAAGAGGGGTGCTTATGATCATATATCAGAGTTGGCAGTGGCAAGCACATTACCAACAAGACTGATCATGCCAACGAGATTAAAAGTGAGACTAGCACTAGTCAAACCCCAGACATAAGTCTGAGACAGTGCTAAGGCAGCAGCAAGTGTAGGGTACAGAGCAAACGAAGTGCCACCGTATACAGCCCAACACGTAAACCCGTTGCTGATATTCACAACTCGGTTACCACCAAGTAAAAGTTCAGCAATAAGGGTGTTAACATTAGCTGCGCCATAAGAAGAGCGATTGGAGTCAACAACAAATTTAAACACGTCACCTTGGGCCAGCCCAGAGGGGGCACTAGATGGATTTCCAGTCTGGTCATTTCCAATAATGGAGATGCCAGATAAGGATCCACCTAAGGTGACGGCAGCGCCAGAAGCTCCTAGGGAGATATTCTGGTAAATCTGATTGGCCACGGGTATGAGAGCAGCACGAGGATTTCGACGGAACCCTCGAAACTGCAAATCATACATAATCTTCAGAATGCCAATGGGAGGACTACTGCCGGAAGCAACATTGTTATTAGTGGCGAGGAAAACCTCGCCATCAGCATCATCATTGATGTCAATAGCTTCAAGGGGAACAGTAGACCTCCAGTCCCGGGAATTGTCAGTTTCAAAAGAACAAGGTTGCCACACAGGACCAATGACACCACTCCGCTGGTTCAAGACGTAAGCGAAGAAATTGGAGCCGTTCGGATCTAAGTGTGGGTCAGCCCTCTGACTTTTCCTATAAAGAGCAAATTGGCCATTGGCAGAAGTGCCAACAGCAGGAACGAAGCAGACCATGAGTTTGTTAAAACGGTACTCAGCGTAGGACCTAGAAAGGTCGGAAAGCGTATTACTGCCCATACCATAGGG